CTGTTGATCTAGGCGCAAGTCCACGTTCTCTTCGTGCATTTACAATTCGTTTGTCAGAAAAGTGTACTCCATCGTAATCACTATTTGGAGTTCCAACATCTGGACACTCAAAATCTGCTATAATATCTTCAGCTACCTCTAATTCAGCATCTAATTTATCTTTAACGCTTTTCTTCTCTGTGTTCTTTTTCATAATCTCTTTTTGTTTCAATGGATTCAAAATAGATGATGTTACCATTTTTATCAAGTTTAATATTTTTAATGCCGAACCGGCTTTTCATATTTTTCTTTTTTCGTTCATCATCTGCCATATGGTCAAGGTCTTTCCAATAATAATTCATTTGTCCCAATTTCTTTTTATCAACCATCTTGTTTGCATAAGAAGACCACGTTCCATCCCTTTCTTCAATATATTTTGAGAAAGTAATCATTTCTTTTCTCCACCTGCTAGTCTTGCTTTTTTCTTTAATGCATTTCTAGTCAAGGATAGTATCGACATATTATTTGACATTGGATCTACTGCGGCTCTTGTTGCTACATCATTATAAATTTGTCGATGCTTAACAGATATAGGTTGTCCCCTATTCATTTTTTTCAAAATCATTTTAAATACGCTAATCTCTTTTTGTGGGATTAGTTTCGTCTGTTTCAATAATAATACTATTTTATTTACATCTATCTCAGGATTTGGTTTCTCCTCAACAGCCATATTACACTCCTAGCTGAAACCATCCCTGTTCAAGCGGTTCGGCTGCATCGTCTAGAATATCAGGAGTCGAATAGGTAACCTCAACCGACTCGACAATCTCTTGTTCTCGTACTGGTGGATAAAGCCATCCCTTTACGATAAAGTCTAAATTCCAATTGACTATTCGTTGTTCTGCAAAATCTCCCTCAAATTCATCACTCATAGTCAATCCAGTCAGTTCTATGGGTATATCTCTTTTTAACTCTAATGCAGGAACTTCTTCCATTACTACGTTGAAGTCAGGTTGAAAATAAGGTAAAATTTGTTCAATGATTTGAAGTCCATCATCCATATAATCCACATAAACGTCAAGAGTGAATGAGTAGTTATATGGAATAGGAGTATACAAAATAGTAGCTTTACCAGTATCACCTGCCTGAGTGAATTTATACTCATTCATTTGATTCACCGATCGAGAATAATCTGACTCCATCCCTGTCATAATAAATCCCATTCGTGGGACTTGTCTGTTCTTTTTACTGTCTTGTATTAATCGTGCCAGATATTTTTTGCGAGACTCATAAGCTAAAGGTACTCTAATATCTTTAATGAGAGTGCCGTCTGACTCCGTCCGCTGAACGTGAACATTATTGAAGACTGACCCAAAGGCAGTAATTAATTTTCTAGTTGTTCCGTGATAAAAAGTTGTTCCAAACATTATGTACTTCCAAATGGGTTCATTTCTGATAGGTCTAGAATATCATCATCCATAGTATCCCAATCAGGAGTTGCTAATTCAGCATCTACTGCCGCTTGTATCTCTGTCTCTACTGCGGTTATCTCAGCATCAGCCACATCAATATCTTCACCTCCATACTCCCAAGGTTTAAGCGTTAGTGTCCAAATGTGTTGAGCTCCTTCTGGCGCTGGATAAAATGAGCTGTCATTTCCAACAAATGTTACTTCAAATAATGCTTCAGCATCCGTGAAATATAACAAGTCACCAGCAATCGGTCTGTCATCATCCGTTGCTACGGTTTGTTCTGCAAAAGATTTCTTCGTGAAAGAAACCTTCATTTCGTCAGTTACAGATACACCGAACTTAGAATAGAAATCTCCAACATCTCCATACTCTTGATAATCATCAATCAATATATTAAATGTCCACACGGTATCAAATTTACTAGACGGGTCTTCTCCAAAGATAGGATCTAGCGCCGTACCATATTTGCGTGGAAGATATTTCGCCTCAAATCCAACTACTGCGACAACCTCTTCTACCATATCTTGAACCATTACAGATTTGGACATATTGTCGAACATACCCACTAGATCACCCCACTATAAAGTTTGCCGGAAGTTCGTAATTAAGTGAAAATTCCTCTTCGAGTTTTTCAATCTCTTCTTTCGCTTCATCCCAAACTTGTTGTCCATTAATTGTTATTCCGCCCGGTAAAGGCATTCCATCAAACTGTTTCATATTTGCACCCCATTGCTGTTTAATCTGTGCAGTAGCGTACTTTTTAATCCATTCATCATTGAATACATCTAACGCATAAGAAGATGACTCATCAGGTATCACGGCTTGCCACGCCCGCAAGAGTATAGAATTTCCTATTGTCCAAGTTGCTCCAGCGGCTTCACAATCTACCTTAGTTGTCTCTGCTTCGTCTGAACAGACTGGTCCTATAATTTTGCCTGAATGACTGTATAATCTATTGGTCGCTTTATTAAATGTAAACGTTCTATCTAATCTGAAATAACTATTCACCATTTCAAGGTGTTGCATTGTTATTTCAAAATACGTCATATTGACCTTAGTCATATCAAACATTTCGTCCGCCATTATTCTGTAGCGTACATCACTCATCGCCTCAGAAGAATATCTTCCCGGTTCGTATATTCTTGTCACCGCTATGATATCATCATCCAGAGTCAAATATTCATTTGTCTCATCAGCTTGCGTGAATTCAACATTGATAAACTTCTCCTCTGCACCGTCAAAATGGCGCTCAATGAATAATTGGAGAGCATCATCTATCCTGTCATATGCTTGAGTATCGTCCACTTGGATCTCAATCTTTGGAGCTCCAAGTTTACGATATGCATAATCTCTCAAGTTATCTACACTTTGTAATTTAGCCATTACAACCTTTTTCTTTAATCTTTGTCTATATTGTCAATTGCTTTATCAAGTTTTTTCGTAATTTTTGCCTCTAAATGGGGTAGTAATCTGATACCCATATACCCAATTAGAAATGCTATTCCAAGTGCAGTATATGGTCCAAATGAAAATTGTTCCATTAAAGCTGGTATAGCAAATTCTGCGGCTATCCATCCTGTGGCTGCCGCGAGGGCTACATTTTTTAGTTCAGATTTCCATCCTGTCCAAGTATGGACTAATCCATTAGTCACTCCACCTGCGGTCGATGCAAAAACGCAACACCATTTAGCACCAAATATTGCTAGTAAAGTTTCCATATATATTTCTCCTCTTTTATTGTTTATTACTACTCTTATTTATGTGTAAATCCGTCTCCACCCAACTTTCAAATTGATATATAAATAAGAAGAAACGTATTTATAATTTACATAACTATTTATATAATAAGGTGATTGCGATGGATGATAAAAATTATGTACCCTTTAAGGAACGACAGAAAAATTCTTTGGGAGGACGATTGGATGAAGCATTAAAACAATACTCTGTAGTTAAAGTAGGTAATGCTAACGGGGCAGTACACGGAAAAGACTATAGAGAAATGAAACGATTAATACTAGATACATTTTATGCCAGCGAAAAAGTTTGAAAAAGACCATCCATATATGAAACGATTGGATGAAGTATTAAAACAGTTCGTAATAGTTAAGATAGATGTTGAAGAGGTAGAGCGTGGTGAAGACTCTGAGGACTATGAGGAGATGAAACAGATCGTATTAGATGCTCTGTTTATGAGATATGCAGGACAAGACATAAGGAAATAATGAACAATTTAGCAACCCTTGTCTACGACAAAGGAATAAAAGAAGAGATAGAAGAGTCTGCCAGATTCAAGTATGAAAAACGTATCGAATATCTAGTGGGAGCAAACAATGAACTTATGCGAGAATTAGAACGATACGAAATTCCATCTTTAGAGAATAGATGGAGAAAAGATATGATCTAACCCTATTGTGCTTTGACTTCAATGCCTTGTCCAAATGTTCCAAAAGGAGCATTACTCAGATTTGCTTTAGTATATTTTTGATAGCCTTGTAATATATCTTCTGGCATTGGAATGAATTTGATTTGAGATTCATCTTCTACGATATTCAAGGCAAAATCATAAAATGATATTGCTGATCCTGTTCCTATATTGTAAATTCCTGAAACTCCTTTGGTCATTGCATTCTGCGTCATCAAAAGTGCATCTCTAATATCAACAAAATCTCGTTTGATTTCTTTTGAACCTTCAAACAATTCTATACATCCGTTGTTCTTATATTGTTCAGTCATCCACTTAAATGGTGTGACATTAAAATATCTCAATCCAATAATCGTATTGTCAATATTTGTCATATATTTACGAGAATATTTATCTGCCAGCAACTTGCTCAAAGCATAATAACTTTCTGGTATATAATCATCTGATTCATCATTTGCATCTGGTCGGTTACCATATACTGTAGCACTAGAAGCAAAGACAAGAGGAATTTTGTTCAAATAACAAAGATCCATAATATTGCACGTATATTGATAATTATTTTCCATCATATATTTACCATCATTATTATGACGGGAACTCTCAGCACCAAAATGATAGATTCGCTCAATCATTTTATTCTCAGCAAGAAAAGCTAAAAGTTCTATAAACTTACTCTTATCTACATAATCTTGAAACTTTAATTTATTAATATTCTGTAACTTAGAAGGATCCGACAAATCATCAACAAGCAATATATTTTCTTGTCCTTGGTCATTCAATCTTTTAATTAAATGTGAACCCATAAAACCTGCACCGCCAGTTACGATAATTATTTTTTTGAAGTTTTCCGCGGTGCCCACCTCTTCGGATTTCCCTAATTGTTTTTCAACAATTTCTGTTACTTCCTCTTTGGAGAATTTTCTTTCCGGTTGATCGCCAACGTATTTTTTTACCCTCGGTAACATTCCACTTATT